TAATCGTGGGTTTCCTGGCACACGGCACACGCGCTAAGAAAGCGGATGCTGTGGCGCGTCGTGTTATCCCTATCAAACTGGCAGCATAACCTCTTGACAGGGGAGTTAATCTCCCCTAATATTCTCTCACTCACTTATCTTATCGGAGAATTATCATGGAAAACCAAGCACTCACAGAACAACAGATCGAGCGTAAAGTCGAGTTGACTATTGATCGACTTGATCGTCATCTCCTGTCCAACCAGATCACGCAAGAGCAATACGACAGGGACATGGTGTCGATTGACAAGTGGGCAGAACAGCAATATCAGCATTCCAAACTTGCGGGAGTGATCTGATGACCTACCTTACATCACGCGAACGTGCAGAGATGATCGTCGAAGACAACACCAAGTTTGACGATAGCTGGACGTATACGATCAAACAGCTAGGACGCTACTGGGTGGTAGCTGTGCACGATGAAGACGGCCACCCCCTGGGGTACTTGTGAACCCATCCGTTGATGATCTCCTGGACCTGCTACTGGATGGAGATCCGGTGGCCTGGGAGATCTCCAGAACCCCCGATGGCCTGAAGATCGTCGCAGTGATGTCAGACGGTCAAACCCGAGTAATCGCAAACTTACCCATAACTACTGAGGACGGACAATGAACCATTACACAGAACAATTTGAACGTCAATCCGACGCTTCCTTGGCCCATGCGTTGCACGACTGCTACGAAACCCTGAGCATCGGGGCAGGTGTCCACGGTAACGCATACGTTGCCAAACTCTGGACTCAGATCGAGGCCATTTCCGACATTCAAATGAAACGTCGCAAGAACCTTACCAAACGCCCCCAGATCGTTTCCTGACCCTTACCATGTAGGGTAGGGTCAACCTATCCCTTTTCGCCTCACCTAGAGGCTTCTATCGCCCCTTTTGGGGCATCACATCGGAGAGTGTATGTTGTACGAAGAGCTACAAGCGAAAGCAGCTGAGATCCTGGCCCAGGCGGAGCAGGTTAAGTCCGAAGAAAAAGCACAATCAATTGCTATGGCTAAGACGATGATCAGCGCCTACGGGATCACGGCCAAGGACCTGGGACTAGACAAGATGGTCAAGACCAAGACCGGACCCAAACCAGGAAACAAGATCGCGGCCAAGTATCGAGACCCCCAGTCTGGTGCAACATGGTCCGGTAGGGGTAAAACCCCACGCTGGATAAATGGTTCTGATCGTAGTCAGTACGCTATCTAACCCGCATGGAGCCTAGGTTCTGGGTCCGGGTGATCCGGAATCTAGGCCCGTAAAATCAGGAATCTTATATTATGAACCCCAATATTATATTGCAAGTGCTTTGTGTCTGTATGTTCTCGCTGGGCATCGTTGGTGCAGTACTAGGAGAGCTTGCCCTCTGTGCTCTTGGTCTTGTTGCTGCTTTCGGATGTGCAATGATGCTCATAGGGGACAAAGAATGAATGGACAATGGATTATTAAGGAAGTCTACTTCGAGGATGGTTTCCCTAAGATCATCCGAGACTTGAAACCAGAGACCCCAGATGTACCACTCGAATCCAACCCGGATGTCAAACCCGTTCAAGTGTCCCCATTAGAGTTTATAGCGGCGGCGCTTGATAGAGAGTTTTTATATGGCAAACCAATCATGTGGGCTGAATGGCCCAATAAGGAGAAGAACACATGAATGATTTCGAGTTGATGCAGTACTGGAGGGCGGTAAAAGCCCCCAACAAGGAAGTAGAACAGAAAGCCCTGGAGTACGGTCACGCTATCTACCAGCAGGCGTACAAGGATGCCAGGGAGGAGCTTCGACACTCTTTCTATTCAGGCATGGCAGTAGGTCACGAGGACTGCAAACCTTCGATGCAGAAAGCCCTGAGTGCTATGGAGAGTGCCTACTACATTCTCAAGATCCAGCCCGTAACCCCCAACCAAGAAGCCGACACCCTGGCTTTTGCTATCCAATCTGTTAACGATGCACTGGAGAAACTGTCATGACTGAACGTAAAGAATCACGCAAGAAAGTACTACAGCCCTGTTTCTATCTGGGTCGTGCTATGTATGTCCCGCACCTACTGAAGCCAGGACACTGGGTCTCATACGGTGGCAAGCTCAAAACCATGCAAGAGTTGATTGTCTTACAAGCAAAGGTGTCGTATGAGCAGCTCTTCCCCCAACCAGCCCCGTATGACTGGATCAGCAAAATCAAGGTTGGAGTTTGAGATGGCAATCGACAAGACAACACCCAAGTGTTTTGACACTGCCAAGCAGTTCACCGGCTGGGTCGCAGCAGCTCGTATGTCAAAGCCTATACCTGCACACTCTTACTGCGAAGACTGCACCCCTGACTTTCAGGCCAAGATGATCAGAGAGAATCGTTGCCAGTACCCCGGTACTCTGTTTCATAAGTCAGAAGGTGGATGGGTAGGACGTAGATCTGTCGTGGAGGTTGCTAAGATCAAGCGCCGAGCCGAGCTCGGTGAGCCAGACCTGATATGATCTAGTTTGTTCAGTGTGTTCTCCTCTCGGTCTGTGAGGCCGTTAAGCCCAGTCACTTGCACTGGGTTTTTTTTTATGTTAGGGTTTACCCTGTTGTGGTCGTACGCAACTAGAAGACTCCTTACTCATGCATCGCCTCTAACGAGGGTACGACCGGTGCAGCAGTAAGGGGTTTTTTTTTGCAGACCAGGACCGCACTCCTCGCGCAGAAGTGGGCCTAGATGGGCCGCAGGGAAGGAAACATCGGCCAGGGATTACCACCCCCTGCGAGCCGCGCAGCGTTCCAGAGCGACTGCAAAAGCACTAGTCCTCCTGGGTGGTCTCAGGTCTAGTGTGAATGAATCTGGCGTCAAGCGAGCACTGGCAGAGTTCGAAGAGTGACCCTGCGGGTGGGGTGGTTGGTCATACCACCTTGGAGGTTCTTTTGTCTAAAACATCAGACAAGAGAACAGACAGTTGACAGACTGTTTTATCTGTGATCTAGTGTTGTCTCTCGTTAATCTTATCTATAGGTGATCTATGAAACTGTGTATCCAGTGCAAACATCTCATGCCCCGTGAGGGCGACCCAGAGTACGCTCTAGCTCGGTGTGGTGCGTTCTTCACTATCCATCCCGTCTCTGGCTCCAAAATCTACTCCTACGCCTACAACCAACGGATGTTCAGCGAAGGTAAGTGTGGATTGCCTGCTGCCTTTTTTGATCCTATCGAGGTTCACACCGATGAGTAAACCTGTTGCGTGGAGGTGGGGCATTCCAGGCCTGAGGGGATACATCCATTGGAGGTACTCCCTTAAAAAAACCAAGGACGATGCAGAACCTTTGTATGTTGTCCTACCTCGTCTGACTTCTCTCCCAGAAAAGCAGGTGGACGTTATCATTGCGAAGATGTTTCGGGGTCCACAGGACTTTAATTATCAGCAACTTCGTTTTTTCGCTCAAACTATCCAATATAATATGGAGAAGATCAATCGTGGATGAATTTAGCCCAGAAATCCGTAACAGTGCTTGGTGGTCAGGCGATAGCCGTATGGCCGCTAATGGCCGTGCAGCAGAAGCTATCCTCGTTAAGCAGGGCAAGATCATTCCTGAAGACATCTCCGACAAAGAGAATGTACGCATGGGTCATGTGATGCAACCAGTCATTGGTCGACTGGTGCAGGACCGTCTACAGGTCGAGCTAAAGGATGCTGACTATGCGATGTCACATCCAAAAGAACCCTGGCTACGTTCTCACTTCGACTTCATCTCTGCTGATGGCAGTTTTCTGGTTGAGGCTAAGAACTACAACGGATCACAAAGAAAGAAGTTCGATGAGTCTGGGATCATTCCTGACGCTGATCGTATCCAGTGTATCCACGAGGCTACAGTTCACGGGATCAGCAAGGTCTATCTGGCTGTCCTGCTGGGAGGCCAGGAGCTGCAAGTAATCCCGGTAGATGTCACTCCTGACATGATGCTCGACCACGTTAAGTGGGCAGCTAAGTGGTGGAGTTATGTTGCCAGCAACACTGAACCTGAACCTGAAACTATCGAGCAGGCGAGACTTCTGTTCCCAACGTCAGAGGCTTCTGTAGCTACTGCTAATGCTGAACTTGAATCTATCCTTGCTAGGCTTTCTAGCCTTACAGAACAGCGTAAGAGCATCGAAGACGCAGAGGAGCAGCACAAGCTCGCAGTGATGCGTTTCATGCGTGACAGGGACGTTCTAACGGCGGTTGATGGTAGTGTGTTGGCAACTTGGAAGTCTGCTAAAGGCAGCAGGAAGTTTGATGCCACTGCTTTCAAGGAAGCCTATCCTCAGATGTACGATCAGTTTGTCCGGGAGGTTCCCGGATCTAGAAGGTTCCTTATCAAATGAATGAAGAGTCGGTCAATGACGATGATGTGTGGCACCTCTATCGCGCTCTGGCGATGGCCGCATTTATCATCAAACGAGAGAATCCCTATCATCACCAGTCTAAGCAGATGATTAGGGACTCAGCTTCTGAATATGCCAATCTTATGTTAGAGGGACTTGAACATGAGCCAGTTAATAACCGTTGATCAAATCCAGACGATGGCTAATGCTGTCGTTAAATCACAACTATTTGGGATGAAGACAGTAGAGCAGGCAACTGCTCTGATGCTGATCGCTCAGGCTGAAGGCTATCATCCTGCTCTCGCCGCTCGTGACTATCACATCATCCAAGGCCGTCCTACTCTCAAGGCGGAAACAATGATGGCTAGGTTTCAGCAGCAGGGTGGCAAGGTTGACTGGAAGACCTTGAGTGACGAGGAAGTCACTGCCACCTTCTCACATCCATCCGGTGGGTCTGCGACGATCACCTGGACGTTTGATCAAGCCAAGCGAGCAGGGTTGACCGGCAAGGACAATTGGAAGAATTATCCTCGTGCGATGTTGCGTGCACGGGTGGTATCGGAAGGTATCAGGACGGTCTTCCCAGGCGTTGTTCTGGGCGTCTACACGCCTGAAGAAGTGCAGGACATACCTACACAACCAAAGAGCCGTGATATGGGCACAGCGGACGTTGTAGAGGTTGTGGAAGAGGAGAAGGTAGACCATCCCTTTTCGCTCTTTCTTGCAGACGGATCTGTCTACAAGGGCTACCCGGATTTCCCCGAGTACATGGAAGGCATTAGGTCTATGGTTGCGAAGATAACCAATAGCACTAAGTTCACGGAAGAGGAAAAGAAGCAGAAGATTACTTCTCTGTTGACTGCTAACAGTAAGCAGATAGATTCCCTGCCTGCTCTCTCTAAGGTTCAACTCAAAGCTGCTCTTATCGGGGAGGGATCGAACCTCCCAAACGCAATACGGGAACCGTCAGACCCGGAGATATCAGAGGAACTGTGAGCGGTTTCCATCGTATAGGTCAGATTAACATCAGAGGTTTTAATGAGCTACGACAAAAAAGAATATCCAGTGACCCCCGGCAAAACAATTCTTTTCTCGAAAGATCCCTCCCAAAAGAAGAACCCTAATTCTCCAGACTGGGATGGTGATTTAGTTCTAACCAGATCATATACAGAAGGTCAGACTCTTAAGCTATCTATCTGGAAGTCTATGGCTAGGAACGGGAAAGAGTACTTCACCGTGAAAGAAAATACCTACTTCAAAGACAAGGAGCTGACTGATAATGCTCCCAAGGAAGTGCCTGCTTCTTACAAGCCTTATGGCGGGAGTTTCAAGAAGCCGGTGGATGACGATAGCGACGTACCGTTCTGATGACTCCTACCCAGAGGTCTTTAGAGTACCTGCGTGAGCAAGGCTATCTCTGCGCCATAGTCGAGAAGTGGAATCCACACGCTCGTATACGGCAGGATCTCTGGGGTTGGTGCGATATCTTGGCTATCCGCAAGAATGAGGTTCTGGCAGTCCAGGTCACTGCATCTGGAGTGTCAGACCGTATCAAGAAGATCACTGCATCTGAGACGGTAGGACCTGTCAGGGAAGCAGGGATCAGGATAGAAGTACACGGGTGGCGGAAGAACTCCGCTGGTAAATATGTAATGAGAATCGAGGATATATCGTGACTAGTCTATTTGTAGCCACACCTATGTACGGTGGGATGTGCACCGGCTATTACCTGCAATCAATGCTATCACTGGTAGCTACCGCCAAGGCAGCAGAGGTGGAAGTCTCTTGCAGCTTCATGTTCAACGAGAGCCTGATCCAGAGAGCCAGGAACGGTCTTGCACACCAGTTCTTGAAGACCAACTGCACTCACCTGATGTTCATCGACGCAGACATTAGGTTTGATGCCAACGACATTTTGTCAATGGTTGCAGCAGACAAAGACATCATTTGCGGGTTGTATCCCAAGAAAGAAATCAACTGGCATCAGGTAGCGTTATCAGCCGCTGCTGGTGTGCCAGTAGATCAGCTCAAGAACCACACGGGTGCGATGGTGGTTAACTTGGTAGGTCAGGAAGGGGAAGTGATTGTTCCTCAGAGTGAGCCTCTGGAGATCGTCAACGGCGGGACGGGCTTCATGCTTATCAAGCGTGACGTATTCGTTGGACTGAAGCCGTTTGTAGCCACCTATCACAACGATGTGCTGGACACGGCAGGTGAGTTCAAACCGGACCTAATGCACGAGTATTTTCCAGTGATGGTGGAGAATTCAAGACTGCTTTCGGAGGACTTTGCGTTTTGCACAATTGCAAGAAAGCAGGGGTATAACATCTATGCCGCACCCTGGGTACGACTTGGGCACTACGGCAGCTACCTTTTCGAAGGTTCCTTAATCCCCGCACCTTAACGGAGTTTGTTATGAAAGATCAGATACTTGACGCAATCGGCGGCTCAGAGCCAGTTGATGCACTGAACTCACTTTTCTCGGTTGCGTTCCTCGTCGCCAAGGCTTCGAAC